TCTCGCACTGGTGTTCGCATTGACGTAGTGTCTCAGCTTAAGAAGACACAGAAAGCTTACGAAGAAGGTGATCGCATCACCCTACAAGATCTTCGTGGCTCTGGATCACTCGCCAGTGTTCCTAATACTGTCATCGCTCTTGAGCGTGATCGTCAGAATGAGAACCCAGTTGTAGCAAACACAACCACTATTCGAGTTCTTAAGAATAGACTTACTGGTCGAGCCGGAGTGGCATCGTGCCTATTCTATGACCGAATCACTGGTAGGACAAAGGAGATTGACTTTGCCGTCTCAGAAGACGGACAGATTCACTTTGAACCCGTTGAGTAATCCCTAACAATCAGGATGAAATAATGAAACTAGTATTTGATATCGAGGCAAACGGCCTCAACGAGCTTGTCCTTAACAAAAAGGGTGAGCCACAGAAAGAAGTAACTAAAGTACACTGTCTTGTAACTAAAGACGTAGACACAGGAGAAGTCAATGTTTACACTGAAACTAATATGGAATCTGGCATTGCTGCTTTGTGTAATGCCGATCTTCTTATCGGCCACAATATTACGCTCTATGATGTACCCGTTCTTGTACGTCTCTTCGGGCCTATACGAAGCAGGAAACTGGATACTCTCATTGTCTCAAGAATGATGTATCCCGAGAAGAGCCAGAACCCGCTAGGCGGTAACTCTCTGGCTTGTTGGGGCAAGCACCTTGGTTTTGAGAAGATGGATTATCAAGGTGGTTGGGAAGAATGCTCTGATGAAATGATTGAGTATTGTATTCGTGACGTTGAAGTATCAGAACGTATTTGGAAAGCCCAGCAAAACTTTATCAACAAGTACAACAAGTCTGTTGCCCTTGAACATATTGTTACTGATATCATTTCCAAGCAGATTGAAAATGGTATTGGCTTCAATCTTAATGAAGCTACACGCTTGGATTCTCTTCTGTCTCTTGAGAAAGCCGAGATTGAGGACCATCTTCGTTGCGTCTTTCCTGCTAAGGTTGAGGTTCGTCACTCAGATAAAACAGGAAAAAGACTCAAAGACAAGATTACTATTTTTAATCCCGGTTCTAGGCAACAAATTGCAGAGCGACTCGGTGAGAAGTACAGGTGGAATGCTCCTACTACAGACAAGGGCAATCCAAAGGTTGACTCAGAAGTTCTTAAGTCTCTGTCTTTTCCTGAGGCATCTAAGCTTGCCCGTTACTTTGATCTTACTAAAATGCAAGGACAGGTAACAGACTGGTGTACTCGATCTGCTAACTCCAGAGATGGTCGTATTCATGGCAACGTAAACCCTCAGGGTACTGTTACTGGACGCATGACTGCATCGCAGCCTAACCTACAGCAGGTTCACTCTGATCCTCGAATGCGATCTCTGTTCGTCCCTAGTAAGGGTAATGTCATGGTTGGTATTGATGCCTCAGGTCTTGAGGCTCGTATGCTTGCAAGCAGAATGGCTAAGTATGATCAAGGCAAGTATGCCGATGTCATACTTAGTTCTGATATCCATGACTACAACATGGTTCAAGCTGGCATTGACAGCCGTGCCGTGTGTAAAACATTCTTCTATGGTTTTATATACGGTGCTGGTGATGAAAAGATCTCCAAGATCACCGGACAGAACGGACGTACACTAAAGCAGAGGTTCCTTCGTAACATGCCAGCACTCAAGAAGCTTATTGATGAAGTAAAGTTTCAGGTAGCTAAGAAGAAAACCATCACACTACTTGATGGTAGAGAAGTACCATGCCGTAGTGAACATGCCGCTCTCAATGTTCAACTTCAAGGAGATGGTGCTATTGTGATGAAACTTGCTCAAGCTATCTTGTACACTAAGATAAATAAGACGAAAGGGGTCAAGTTCATGGCTACGGTTCATGACGAATGGCAACTGGAATGTCCTCCAGATATTGCCGAAGACATTGGTAGGGCTGGTGTCGAAAGCATTGCCCTTGCTGGTGAAAAGCTCGGTGTCAACATGCCCCTTGATGGTGAGTACAAAATTGGTTCCAACTGGTCGGAGACACACTAATGTATGATTGTAATTACTTTCTACTTCGTAAAGCACAGAAGCTAAGAGAATACAACCCAACTGTGTATGGTATTTTTTCAATTGCATATCTTGTATGGTTAATTAGTAGGATTAAAGAAGAAGACGTTGATTTGAGAAAGGATTTAAAATCATGCGGATGGTAATGTTTGGAGGACGAGCGAGGGTAGGAAAAACTACTATTGCTCATATGGTTGCTGAGTTTGCGTATCACTTGGGATTCAAGCCCGTGTTTCTTCCTTTTGCTGGTCCCATCAAAGACGATGCGGAGGAAAGAGGATACACAAAAGAAAAAGACTCAACAGAATACAGAAACTACTGTCAAGCTATTGGCGCACAAAAAAGAAAAGAAGACTCAGATTACTGGGTAAATCGTTGGTCTCAGAAAATCAAAGAAATAATTAACCTTGAGGCAGAAGATATTGAGCGAGGTGAAAAATACTGGGAGCGAGTTATCCTTGTGGATGATTGTAGATATCTTAATGAAGTAGCTAAGGGTAGAGACTTTGATGCCATTCAAATCTTCGTAGCTAACGGAGATAGAGAGATTGATGAACAAGATGCTGACTGGAGATATCATGAGTCTGAAATGATGGCAAACAACATAGAAGCTAAAGATCCTAACTACAAAGGAATCTTTTCTACCATTCTACTAAACGATGGAAGCCTTGAAGATCTTCGTGCTGTTGTTGAAATCTACTCCGAAGTATGGCTTGGTACTAGAATGTTAAATGAAGATGACAAAGAAAAAATCACTCAAGCAACACAATCTCAATTGAAGATTGAATATGTGTCCCAAATACTAGATGAAATATTTGAAAAGTTTGGTATTGATCCTGATGATTACGTTGAACCTGAAGATGAAGAGGATGACGATGATGAGTTATTTGAAGGGTCTGATTAATGAAATATCCTAACTTAGCTGCTCTAGATGGAGATATTTTAGCGTACCGTGCCGCTCACTGGGCTGACGTTGAAGGTATCGACGAGTTAGAAGATAGATTAGTTCATGATATTAAAAGCTGGACCCCGGAGGGTGTGTCCAATGTTGTCATCTGTTTTTCTTGTCCTCGGAGCAAGAATTACAGGAGAGACTTTTGGCCTTCTTACAAAGCCCATAGAGATAAGCTACACTCCCCTGACTCACTAGATTATGCCTTAGAGATTGTGTATGAAGGGTCAGACTCAGTAAAATGCATAAACAGATTAGAAGCGGATGATCTCATGGGTATGATTGCTTCTTCTGAAAAAGGGGTGTCAGTCACTATAGATAAAGATCTGAGGTGTGTACCGGGATGGCACTGGAATCCAGATAAAGAAGA